GACAGGCAAGACAGGTCCGCGCGTAGGCCTGCGATGCCTATGCGAAGCGGGTTCGTCCACGGGTACAAATAATGGCCAATCTTTTCGACGCTGCCAATGCTCCTGAGGTTGAACCTCTCAAGTTTGTTCTTGGGGACTTCGTCCAATGGAAGAGATCAGATCTTGTGATCGATTACCCTCTTGCGTCCTACAGCGCACAATATGTCGCTCGGATCAGCGGTGGTGGCAACACTGAGTTCACCGTTGTGGCCACAGAGGCTGATGGGACGTATCTTTTCACGATCCCCAGTTCGACATCGTCTGGCTTCACTGCCGGGGATTATCACTGGCAGCTTGAGATCGTCAGGACATCGGACAGCAGCCGCATTGTTGTCGAGCGTGGAGATTGGTCCATAATTGTTGACTTAGATGTCAACGGCTCTGACCCGCGCAGCCACGCTCAGATTATGATTGGCAAGATCGAATCCATCTTGCAGGGCAAGGCCGACAGCGACGTTGGAAGCTACAGCATCGCTGGCCGCTCTTTGACCAAGATGAGTTTCGCGGAACTCATGGAAGCACGCGATAGATACAAGGCTGAGTACACTCAAGAACTTGTCAAAACGCGGATTGATTCAGGCAAGCCCAGTGGCGCAACTGTGAAGGTGAGGTTCGGCTGATGGGTTTCTTGGACATCTTCAAGCGCCAGAAAAAGGCAACCGGGAAGCGGGATTATCTGGCCGCATCAAAGGGCCGCCTGTACATGGACTTCAAGGGCAGCAACAAGTCTGCCGATTCCGAGATCCGCTGGGTGCTGCGGGATCTCCGCAACCGCGCCCGCGATCTGGAGCGCAACAACGAATACGCCCGCCGCTACTTGCAATTGATGCAGACCAACGTGGTCGGCGAGAGTGGATTTCGCCTTCAGTTGAAGGGCCGCAACATCGACGGCTCAATCGACATGGCGGGCAACAACATCATCGAAGGCGCGTGGAATGAGTTCTGCCGCCTCGGCGGCCCGACAGTTGATGGCAAGATGTCGATGGCCGACCTGTCGAATGCGGTTGTGCGCGGCGTGAAACGTGATGGCGAGGTGTTCCTGCACATCGTCCGCAAGCCCTACCTGCGGCACGGCATTGGGGTGCAGATCATTGAGCCTGACCGGGTCGATGAGCAGATGAACGAGACGCTGCGGAACGGCAATCAGGTCCGCATGGGCGTCGAACTGGACAGCAAGACCCGCCGGGTGTCGGCCTATCACGTTCTGGTCAACAACCCCGGCGACTATGATTACACCACGACGACCACGGGCATCTTCCGTGAGCGCATCCCGGCTGACCAGATCATGCACGTCTACAATCAGGAACGCGCCGATCAGACGCGCGGTGTGCCTGAACTGGTCACGGCGATGCCAGCCCTGAAGATGCTGCACGGCTATCGTGAGGCTGAACTGGTGGCGGCCCGTGTTGGCGCGGCCAAAATGGGCTTCTTCACGTCCCCCGCTGGCGATGGCTTCACGGCTGACGGGTTCGAAGACACCTTCACGCCGATCTATGACGCCGAGGCAGGCACTTTCCACCAGCTCCCGGCTGGCGTTGACTTCAAGGCCTTCGACCCGACACATCCGACATCCGCCTTCGCCGACTTTGAGAAGGCCATCCTGCGCGGTATCGCTGGCGGGTTGGGCATCAGCTACACCGCGCTGGCCAACGATCTGGAAGGCACGTCATACTCGTCGATCCGTCAGGGTGCGCTGGAAGAGCGGGATTTCTACAAGACGCAACAGCGGTTCTTCATCGAACACTTCATCGATCCGCTCTTCCGCGTTTGGATGGCCCATGTCATGGACTTCGCTCTGATCCCAATCAACGGGCCGGGCAAGTTCGACAAGTTCTCAATGGGCATCTCTTGGCGTGCGCGTGGCTTCCAGTGGGTTGACCCGCTGAAGGAGATCAACGCGGCTGTCGTCGGCTTGCAGAACGGCATCGTCAGCCACACCGACATTGCGGCGACCTATGGCCGCGATGCAGAAGAGACGTTTGCCCAGATCCAGCGCGACAAAGAGATGGCGGCCCAGTTCGGGCTGTCGATGGCCTATGAGCCTTTCGGCACCAAGCTGCCTGTCGAGGCTCAGGTGGAGGACAACTCGAATGGCGTATGAACCGACAGGCGGGATGAAAGAGGAAGCCCAGCGCGGCCTTGATTGGCGGCGTGAGTTTGGGCGCGGCGGCACCGAGGTGGGCATCGCCCGCGCGCGTGACATCGTGAACGGGAAGAACCTGTCGCTGGACACGGTCAAGCGCATGCGGAGTTTCTTTGCCCGCCATCGCGTTGACAAGGAAGCCGAGGGTTTCAGCCCCGGCGAAGAGGGCTACCCGTCCAATGGCCGGATCGCATGGGCCTTGTGGGGCGGCGATGCTGGCGATGATTGGGCAGAAGACATCGTCGAGGATGTCGAGGACGATGACGACGAGGAAGACATGAGCGAGGATCGGGCCGCTGGTGCGCGCCCGTATGCAAATGAGCATGCAGCCCGCATCAAAGATCCCCGGCAGTACGACACCTTCCGCCGTCGCAACAACGGCGGTGGCCGTGGCGTTGACTACATCTTCGGCATCAAGGACGGCACCAGCGAGATCCAAGCGATCCGTTTCCGCGTTCAGTTTTACACCGTCGCCGAGGCTAAGGCATGGCTGAAACGGAACAACTTTGAGCCTATCCAATTTGAGCCTGCGACCGACGAAGCGCGCTCTATGCAAGATGGGGGTGAATTTGATATGATCGCCCGTGAAATGGAGGACAGCGCCATGCAAGAAGAAGAACACGTCGAGCCGACCGAGGTTCAGGAAGAGCCTGAATTGGAGGAAGTTCGGTATTCGCGCGATGGCATCGAAACCCGCGCAATGGCGTTTGAGGATCAGGTCATCGACGCTGATGCACGCCGCGTAAAGATCGCTGTCTCATCGGAAGAGCCTGTTGAGCGTTCTTTCGGAATTGAAATCCTCGACCACAAGCCCGGCAGCATCGATCTGTCGTTCTTGAATTCTGGTCGAGCGCCGCTTTTGCTGGATCACGATCCGACCAAGCAGATCGGTGTTGTAGAATCGGTGACCTTGGATGGCTCGGCACGGCGTCTCCGTGCGACCGCTCGTTTTGGGAAAAACGGGCTGGCCAAAGAGGTTTTCGATGACGTGACTGATGGCATCCGCGCCAACATCTCGGTCGGCTATCAGATCAACAAACTCGACAAGGAGGGCAAGGAAACGTACCGGGCCACTTCTTGGATGCCAATGGAAGTTTCCATCGTTTCAATTCCCGCAGACAGGACAGTCGGCGTGGGTAGATCGGCGGCTGACGACCTGACCACCTCTATCCCTGCAACCCCTATCAAGGAGGCCAAAATGGCTGAATTTGATCTGGAAGCGGTCAAGGCCGAAGCTGCCCGCGCCGCCGCCAAAGATGCTGCTGAGATGATCCGTCTCGGCGCTTCGCACAACAAGCGTGATATGGCTGAAAAGGCCATCGCAAATGGCCGTTCTCTCGCGGAATTCCGTGGTGAACTGCTTGAAGCGATTGGCAACAAGCCTCTGGACACCTCGGCTGACATCGGCCTGACCCAGAAAGAAGTCCGCAAGTTCTCGCTGATGGCTGCTATCCGCGCTATGGCGAACCCGACCGACTTCCGCGCACAGGAAGAAGCCCGCTTCGAATTCGAAGCTTCGGCTGCTGCCCAGCGCGCTATCGGCGCTGACGCCAAGGGTCTGATGATCCCGACCGACGTTCTGCGGTCGTGGGCCAAGCGTGACCTGAACACCTCGGACGACTCTGGCATCATTGCTCAGGACTTCCGTGGCGGCGACTTCATCGACGTTCTGCGGAACGCTTCGTCGGTGATGCAGGCTGGCGCAACCATGCTGACGGGCCTGAAGGGCAACGTCGCCATTCCGAAAAAGACCGCTGGCGCTTCCGCTGGCTGGATCTCCTCGGAAGGTGGCGCGGCTTCGGAGTCGGAACCGACTTTCGGTCAGGTCACCATGACCCCTCGGACGCTTGGTGCCTTCACCGACATCACCCGTCTGATGATGATGCAGTCCTCGCCGGACATCGAAGCTTTGGTTCGTGACGACCTGTCGCGCGCTATCGCTTTGGCCATCGACCTCGGCGCTCTGGCTGGTTCTG